ATGACAGGGTGTTGCCGGATGCCGCAAGAGCAACGCCAGTGCCGTTATAAACAGCGAATTTGTATTTGCCGGGTGGCAACTGAATCTCGCGCATCGCAATACGTTGAATGCCTGAAGCATCCCGAGTGGCGAACGAACCAACGAAATAGTTGTTGTTTGCCGCACCGGGGGACGCGCCTGTGTCGAACAGCGGATAGTTTGTTCCGTCTATCGTCGGTACCAAGTACAGCGCAACATAACCGCCAGCAGCCGGGTCAAGGGAAGCCAGATAAAGCTCTATGTCTGCATAGAGATACTTGGTTGTGCTGTTGTCGATTTCGGCAGATAGCGCAGATGCGCTGCCGTTAGCGAGGGAGTTAAGCTCGGTCGTCAGTGCCGTGGCGATGCTGGCCTTGTAACCAGATAAAGTAAATTCAGCCATGTCTTACCCCCTCAATGCTTTGGCGACTGCCATGTGATCTATGTGCCCCAGCCCAACCTGTTCCGCCCGGCTGATCAACACATCGGCCAGACTGAGGATCGTCAGCTTGTGCGTCTCAGTGAAGTCCGGGATCAAGTCTTCCGCAACCAACCCATCCAGAACCTGAGTGAACTTGCCGAGAATCATCGGGTTGCTCAGATCGAAGATCGGGAACACTTCGAGCGCGCGCTTTGCCGCGACGCACGAAGGCTGCGAACTGGATTCGATGGCGATCAGCAGGTCCACCAGCATCAAATACTGGCGGATGTCGTGAGACAAAACCTTGCCCTTCGCCGGAATGTCCTTGCGATTGAGAATGGCCGCAACCACGCCGTCCGCTCCGGCTGAGATGTGAGGCGCGAGTTCTACGGCCAGCGGGCCGCTGGTGAGTTCGTCGGCTAGGCTCATGATTTAGGCATTGCCATCGGTCAGGGTGAAAGAAGTCACCGTAAAGGTCTGGCCGACTGCGAACGACGTATTGTCGACCGTCATGTCGCCGCCGCCGCCCGTCAGCGTGACCGTACCCTGGGCGTGACAAGTGACGCCGTCGGTTGCGTACAGGCGGAAGTGCGCGGCGGTGCCGGTCGCATCGGCTGCGGCGTCTTCCCACGTACCGGACTTGGCTTTGCTGCCGGCAGAAGCAGCGGCCATCCAGTCAGACGGCAGGCTGACGGTTGCCAGCACGCTGCCAGCATCAGCCGTTGCGCAAGTAGCCGGCACAGTACCGGAACGGATTTTGAGTACCGCCGAGACTCCAACTGCGGTTTCGATTGCATCCAAGCGGGCATTGCGAACTGCTACAGAGAATTGAAGTGCCATGATGTGTTTCCTTTAAAGTTTGAGGTTCAGAATTTCGCGGGCGCGGGCGAGGTCGTTCATTCCATCGACCTCGAAATCAGATACAGATGTTGCGGTGTCAGCCAATGCGAGTCGTTCATGTCGATAATCGGGTGACCCGCTTGTTCTGCCGCCCAGGCAATCAACTCATGGCATACCCAGCGGTTGCTGTTCTGCCATTTGCGACGCAGCAGCCAGCCGAACAGGTAATGCCAGTCGTAGGGTTTGCCGACCTGGCTGTAGGCGGCGTTCCAGACGCCAATCGGGTCCGGATGCGGGATGGTGCGGAAGTCCCATTCGCCGCGCGCCAAGTAGCTGTCGATTTCGCGGACAAAAACGCCAGACGGTTTCGCCATGCCGGACGCCTCGATGTATTTCCTATTCATGTCCGGATGTAGCAACATGCAGTGCGACCAGTGTCCGCGCGTGAACCATTCGATGGAGCGACCGACGAGGGTATTTGAGCGGGAGAAGCCGAGAACGATGTGGCTCATACTGGCTTCCTGTTGACCGTGTAGGTAACGGAGGCGATATGCATTTCTCCATGCGGGCGAACGCGCGCCGAGACCTTGAAATTGAGATTGCAGCCGGTCACGCCAACCGTGCCGTCGAATACCGGCGTCACGCCATCCGCCATGAAAGTGCGGTACCAGACTGCATCCGCATCGCCTGGCGTATCCAGATCAGGCGTCAATGGATAAGAGGCAATTGCGCCACCGATCGCGGCACGGAATGCCGGCGTGCCAAAGCGCAATTCGGTCAGATGTGGAGTAACTTCTTCGGTATCGGCGTCTTCCGGCTTGGCGCTGGCATACGTGCGCAGATAGCCGCCATCCAGCAGAGCGCCAGTAGCGTTGGCTTCGGCATCGGCCGCGACTGTAGAGATACGGGTGTCACGCGCCATCGTCATCCCCGTAGACAGGGCGCATCACCGGGTTGCCGGCTTCGTCGCGGCTGCCGATGTATTTGACCGGCTTCGGTGATGCCGGCACGGTGACATGCACGATAGGCGCGGGAATCACTGGGGCGGGCCGGTCCAACGCCTTGACCAGTGTCGCCATATCCACCGACATGCCGGCGCGAACGCTTTGCAATGCGGCTGCCGTATCCTTCTGCACATCGGCAATCGCCTTGACCAAAGGCGCCGGGTCGAAGGCTTCCGGCGCGGCCGGCGCTTCCGGCTTGGCATGCTCATTCCATTGCTCGCCGTAATGCGCCTTGATGTAGTCGATACCCGGCGTCAGTCCGGCGCCAAGTAGCATGCGGTCTGTTTCGACCTGGCTAGGCGTTTCCGCTTTCACCATCGGCTGCACGGCGTTGATGATTTCGCGTACCGCGCCGACCAGTTCTGACGCGACCGCAATCGCTTCACCGGAATGCAGCGGCACCGCCTTCATCATCGTGCCGCCCGGGCGGTTGAAATACTTGTGACCTTCGGTATCGGTGCGCATGTTGTCGCCGTCGACGTCAACCGGCGCGCGATCGATGCCGGCCAATGTGTCTTCCATCCAGGCAATGAATTTCGGGTCAGCGCCTGGCATAACCTTCGGCATCAATGACCATGTGCCACGGCAGTTTGGGTGCTGGATGCCGGCCGCCGGCCAATAGCGTTCCGTTTCCAGGCGCTCGACCAGTTCATCACCTACGCGCTTGCGCGGGCTGGCGGAACGGCCGACGTTGGTCTTGCCGACCCATACATCGGCCCAGCCGTCTTTGTCTTCCTTGCCGGGCGCGACCACGTTCATGACCAGGCCGTCGATCTTCTTGCAGAACGGGCAGGCGTTGTAGGCTTCAACTCGCTTGACGCGAGAGCCATCCGGCAGCGAGGCGAGGAATCCTTCATTGGCATCGCGCGCGACTTCGGAGATGGCGACGCGGCGCCAGTCCCGATTCAGCACGGCGAATTCGTCCTGCAGCTTGGATTGCAGATCCCACAACGACGCATCCGGCCGGTGCATAACGCGGCCTTCTTCGTGTTCGATGATGATCTGGCGGATGCGGTGGCGGGTGCGTTCTCCAACGTCGGCAATCAATTCGCCCGCACGCATAATGGAGAAATCCAGGATGGCGGATTCTTTCGCCGTCAACGTGGCGATCTGGTCGGCAACGCGGCGCACGACGGGAGATGCGCCGACCAACTTCAGCTTGGCGGCTTCTGTCGGCTCGTGGCTTTCGATGTTGGCCTGGATGCGGCCGGCGAAGACTGATCGCACGGCCAGGTATTCGGCTTCGGTCTGTATAACGCCGGACGGCAGGTAGCGCTGAATCATCCAGTCAATGATGCGCAGCCAGTCGGGCAACGTGTATTCGCGCGGGTCTTTGCCGTCCAGTTCGCGCTTGACGGCTTCGAGTTCTTCCGGCGTCCAGCGGCTCCACATTTCCGCCTTGCGCAGTTCCAGGCCAAACAGCGTCAGCAGGCCGGACAGGATGGCATCCAGCAGCGCCAGGCCGCGTTGCGTTACGTCCTCGATATGGTCGCGGACATAGGGGTCATGATGGGGTTGCCAGATCGAATCATCCGGCGGGTCGGCCAGGGCTTTGTGCAGATCGTCGAGCACATGATCGGTGCAGCCACACGAGAGCGGGCCGAAGTCGATCAGGAGGGGCGCATGAGAAGGCATGCGCCGATGATGGCGTCACGACGCGGGCGGATTCACCACGTCTTGACTGCGCGCATATCGATAACGCCATCCTTTGCATTTGCGACAGATGCCGCGCATTCCGTCTTGTGCTGCGACATTCGAGCAATCCATTCTTGATGCTTTTCGTACTGCTCAACACTTGCAAATCCAAGCGCCAAGACTTCTTCCAGATCGTCTCGCATGGTCATTCTCCTTTGGCTTTGGTGATGGCGGCTTTGGCGTCGTAGTACGCCTGCACTTGCTGGCTGTCGTTGTTGTCGAACAACTTCCTGTACTGTTCGAGAAGCACATGAAGTGCGTCCAGAAGTTCGGGGGCTGCGGCGATCAACGCGGCATTCGCCTTTTCTTCATCGAGGCCGGCTCCATCGGGCGCCGGTGCGGTGATGAATACCTGCGTGCTGCATGCGATGCTGGTTCCATCGCTTTCGACGGTCCATGGTCCGGGAGTGTGTTTCATGGTCTTCTCCTTCGTTATGCGCGGCGTTCGCAGGCTGCGCGATACATATCCAACTCGGACACCCTTGCGTCGCGGCACTTGCTGGCGATGTCTACATCCAACTTGCCGATCCGATCCCGTAATTCGCGTTGATCATGCCTCATGTACGGATACCGCAATTTGTCCGACAGGCTTCTGCGCATCTTGCAAATGGTGATGATTTCCATGATCTTCTTGCTCATTTCAATCTCCTTCGTGGTTGATCCAGCGGAATCCCCGTTGCCAGGGATTCGACTTGATCAGCCTAAAAACTCGGGTCGTACCACTTCTCGCGCTTGCCGATCTTCAACCCGTTACCGCGCGTCTTGACCATCCTGCCCGTTTCCGGGTTGATCCGGACTTCTTCCCACAATCCGTTCCCACGTCCCTTGCGATACATCTTCCGATAACCATCCCTTGGCGTGAATTCGTAAACAGCGCTTCCATCCTGCACCGAACCCGACACCACCTTGTAGTCGTCTTCAACCACTTCGATGACGTAAACGTAATTTTTGGCGGTAATCTCTTCGACCTTGACGATGGTTGCCGGCAGGCGATCAGTCCAGCAGAGGATCGTCGCACCCATGCCGACAACCGGTTTCGGTTCGCCAATCACGGCGGCGGCTTCGAGGTAGTTCATGACGCTGGCGGTTTCGGTTCCCAATTTCATTTCGCTCTCCTGGTTCGTTTCGACGCCATCAGAATATCACCATTTAAGTGATTTGGTATCTTTTCGATACCGGCCATGAAAATAAATATCCCATGTTGCACAGACGCAAAAAAGCCGCCCGGAGGCGGCTGATTCTGGCTGGTCTGGTTCACTTCTCCGGCTTCGGCTTGAAGATGCCTTCAAACAACTTGTCGTTGTACGCGCGGCCCTCTTCGCTCACGGTTGCCGGTTCCGGCGCGCAGTCGTAATAGTCCTGCGCGTTCTCGGCAGAACCAGCTTTGGGGATTGCGGTTTTCTTGGCTTCGTCGGTCATGATGTTCTCCTGAATAAGATGATAGCACCGCCGAAAGCCTTTGCCATCGGCGCGGATTCCTCTTGCTTCTGCTCGTCGCCGCCATGTTGCGAAATCAAGACCGGTTCATCGCCTTCGTTGACGTTGTTGTCGCGGAAGCTCCAGGCATCCGCCAGACCCTTGACCTGATCGAAACTGGCTTCGTTGGTCGTGTTCGACAGCACCACTTCCGGCGGCACAAAACGCTGCGTCTTGCCCAGGAACCGACTCACCGCGCGCTTGGCGGCTTCCTGGCGCGGCAGATGCATGTAATGCGCCTCGAAGCGATAGCCGGCGCCCTTGAACACATGCGCCTTGGCAACGGCCGACTTCGCCGTCTTCATAGTCGCATCAAGCACCACGTTCAGCCCTTGCTCGCGGCACTTGACCAGCATCTTTTCGAGGATGTCGCTTGATTCTTCATGCACTTCGGCGGCATTCCAGCCTTCATACTCGGGCAACATGCCTTTGATTTCGTCCGCATCCAGCACGATGCACTTGCCCGGATCGTAAACCTTGCCTTTGAACCAGGACTTTCCAGATCCGCCGCGCCCGCCCAGCATCGTAAAGGTCGGTTGTTCACCTTCCGCCGGCCTGGCTGCGTCGGCCTTGCCATCGCCGAAGAAGTGCCCAATGATTTTCTTGTGGATCGCCATGCGTTCGTCGTCGTAGACGGCATCGGCGCCTTCACCCGAGACGCGATGGTTGGCAATTGTCTGCTCGATCGACGCCAGACGCTCTTTGGTTGCCGCGATCTTCTCGGCGGTATCCGGCGGGAACGACTTCAGCACCGATTCCGGGCTTACAGTGCCATCGTCATGCGCCTTCGACCAGTCGCCGGCAGTAAATGATGCGGCATCAATGGGATCGCGCGGGCCAAGCACCTTGTTGTCCACTTTAGGCTTTTCTGTACCAGCCTTC